CGTGATATGAAGGCCGAAGGAACCGCACTTCTTCGTAAGTGGCAGAGAACAGGTCTTCTCGAAGGAATTGCTACAGATCGTAAGCGTTCCACCATGGCTCGTCTTTTAGAGAATCAGGCTAAGGAGCTTCTTCGCGAGTCTTCCAGTCTTGGTGCTGGTGACGTTGAGGGTTTCGCTGCTGTTGCCTTCCCAATCGTCCGTCGTGTTTTCGCCGGACTTATCGCTAACGATCTTGTTAGCGTTCAGCCAATGAGTCTCCCAAGTGGACTCATTTTCTTCCTTGACTTTGTGTTCTCCGGCGACCGTAATGGCGTTGCAGATGCAGAGTCCAGCCGCTTCGGCAACACTTCTGGCAAGTCACTTTACGGTACAGATCAGGTCGGTGCTGCTGTTATCGACGGCGTCGATCTCATTGGTTCCAGCAAACAAGACCTTTCCGGTCCTCGTACTGTTGGTGCTCGTGGTTATGCGTTTGCTTCCCCAACTGGTAGCAACAATGCAACAATCCCCGCCACCACTGCCGGCGCAATAGTCAAAGCCGCTTTTGACCTTGACGGAGCCGTCAGTGAGACTAACAAGAAGCTTATCGAGTATGATCCAGATCTTCTCGCGACAACTGACTCCTTGGGTGTCGTTGTCATCGATGTCGAGGAAGCAGATCATACCGCTGCCGAAGGCGATGCTGACCTTGATAATCTTGGCGCGTTTGTCTTCAATGCGACACACGCACTGGCTTTGGCCAATGCTTTAACTGGTACCCCTACCCAGATTCGCCGCTTGACAAGGCTTGCTAGCGCCGCTGATGCTGCTACAGTCCTTAAGGCTGTTCGCTATGTTTTCGTGGCCGCGATTGGTGATGTTACGGCTGGTACCACCGCCGTCACCACCGCACTCCCGACTGATTGTCTGCATTTCCCAGTCAAGGATCAGATTGACGCTTCTAGCACCATTGGTGCTGTTGTTGGCGATCTTTTCAATCTTGAAGGAACTGGCGAGATTCCAGAGATCGACATCAAGGTTGACAGTACCGCTGTCACCGCTCAGACCAAAAAGCTCAAGGCCAAGTGGACCCCAGAGCTTGGTCAAGACCTCAACGCATACCATAACTTGGATGCCGAGGTTGAGTTGACCGGTATTCTCTCCGAGCAGATTGCTCTTGAGATTGATCGCGAGATCATTGCTGACCTTGTTAACGGTGCTACTGCTGCAACCTATTACTGGGCACGTTCACCGGGTCTATTCGTGAACCGCGTTACTGGTGCTGAAATTGGCGCATCTTCGGCTGCTCCTGACTTCACCGGTACGGTTTCCGAGTGGTACGAGACACTTGTTGAGACAATCAACGATGTTTCCGCTCAGATTCACCGCAAGACTCTTCGTGGTGGCGCTAACTTCATCGTCTGCGGACCTGAAGTTGCCAACATCCTTGAGTTCACCGCTGGCTTCCGTGCTAGCGTTACTGCTGATGATGAGTCCGGTTCTGTCGGTGCTGTTAAGACTGGCTCACTTTCCAAGAAGTTCGACGTTATCGTTGATCCATACTTCTTGCGTAACGTGATTCTTGTCGGTCGTAGAGGTAATTCTTTCCTTGAGTCTGGTTACGTTTACGCTCCATACGTCCCGCTCCAGACAACTCCAACCATCTTTGGACCTGAAGACTTCGTTCCTCGCAAGGGGGTCATGACCCGCTATGCGAAGAAAATGGTCCGGCCAGATATGTATGGTCTTGTTATCTGTCGCGGCATCCTTGGCGAAGCCGGCGCATCCTGATAAATAGTTAGTTTTTCTAACAATCTAACAAGCCCTCTCACTAACGTGAGGGGGTTTTTTCTATTTTACAGACTATTTATATATGACTTGAAATATTCTCCTCTGGGCGAGGCCACTGCCCATAGAAAGGCTTTATTCCGAAGTGGCTGGAATAAAATCATTGAATAGGACAGGTTATTGCAATAACAAAAAAAGGAGAAAATGTTATGGGTAAAAGATTAGGTCGTAAAAGACTATATGCATTAATGAAGGAAGGCGAATCTCTAACTAGCACAGCCGGTGCGGGAGTTGAGGGAAACATTGGAAATCAAACTAGATTAAGAGATGGTGAGCTTATCAGCACAGACATCACAATTGATTTAGCTGCAGCAGCCGGCGCAGCGTTTAGCTTTCCGATGAAAGCAGTGGTGGACGGAGAAGGGACCGGGACAATCATGATCATCGGCGTTAGTTCATCGACCGCAACTTCAAGCTCCCTTGGATATTGGACGGGTAATGGCTCGGCAAATATTATGCAGATTAATGGTACCTCAAGCGGTGGTGACTCTATTGGTATTTTAACATCCGGTGAGTTAATGTGTGTTGAAACGCCAGCCGGCGGTACTACCACAGTGGGCTTGGTTTTAGGCGACAACCTTTCCGGGTCCGGCGCAACAGCGGATTCCGGCATTACGGCGCTTATTCCGCCGACTGTTCAAGCTTTGGGCGTCAATTCAGTGTTTGATATAGATGCTGATGTTGACAACAAGTATGTTTATCTTGTTGCCTCTGGATCTACCAGTGCTGCATTTACTGCCGGCAAGTTCGTTCTTAGGCTTTATGGCTGGAATGTTTTTGACGACGTATAGAAAAGGAGATATTATAAATGAGTAACGGCAATATTAGGACTTTGAAAAAAGCCAGAGTCAATAAGCAAGAGAAACAAGTGGTGGAAAAAAAAGTCGTTGAGAAAAAGACAGTCAAAAGAGTTAAAAAGACAGTCAGAAAACCAGCAACTAAAAAATAAATAAAAAACCATTGCTTTTCACTCCCCATCTTTTTTTGAGGTGGGGAGTTTTGTTTATATAAAACTACTTACTATAGAAATATACCACCCATAGGAAACCTTGTCAATGCCCGATATTACCCCGGCGTCCCAAACTAGCACCGTTATTTTGACTTCTGCTGGAACAACCGATGATGTCGCCGCTGCCGTTCCATACGGCATATATACCGCATCAGCAGAATTTATAACCGGTGCGGCAACACAGGTTAATTATGTTTATAAAAAACTTGGCGGCGATGTTGTTGATATCGAGTTAACCCCTTCCAATGTATACGCTGCTTATGAAGAAGCAGTTTTAGAATATTCATATATTGTTAATTTGCATCAAAGTGAAAATATTTTATCCGATGTTCTTGGCCAAACGACCGGTACCTTTGATCACAAAGGAGAAAGAGTAACCGGACCAGAAAACGTTAACTTGGCATACCCTAGATTTCAGTTTGCATACGCTAGAAAAATCGGTGATGCCGTCGCAACCAGCACAGGACTTGGAGGCACAACACCAATATATTCCGCCTCTTTTAAGCCGTCCACTGGTACACAAGATTATGATTTACAAACCATACTTTCATCTGCATCAGATACCGGTCTAGACGACGGTGGCAGCGCAGTTGATTTTACCGGCAAAGTAGGAAGCAAGAGGGTTATTATTACAAAAGTTTTTTATGTGTCTCCTCGCGCTATGTGGCGCTTTTACGGCTATTATGGTGGCGTTGGTGTTGTTGGAAACTATTCAACTTATGGACAGTTTGCTGACGACTCTACGTTTGAGGTGATACCGACATGGCAAAACAAGCTTCAATCAATGATGTATGAAGATTCAATATATACTAGAACTTCCCACTATTCATATGAAATAAAAGACAATATGTTGAGACTATACCCCTCTCCCGATCGGTTCGCTTTTTCCAATACGGCCGGCATGGATCGTATATGGCTTAACTTTTATGTCGACCAAGGCGATGCATGGGAAGAGAATTCAAGATACGATGATGGGGTTAGGGGTATTAACAACTTTAATACATTGCCTTTTGATAATATACCATATGCCAACATTAATGCTATCGGTAAGCAATGGATCCGCAAATATGCATTGGCGCTATGCAAAGAGATGCTAGGCCAAATCCGTGGTAAGTTTACAACAATGCCGATCCCGGGCGAAAGCGTGACTTTGAACCATTCAGAGTTGCTTTCGCAAGCAAAAGAAGAACAGCAAGCACTTAAAGACAGCTTAACCGAAACACTTCAAAGAATGCGCTATATTGACTTGGCCAAGAATGACGCAGAAGTTACAGAAGCTGCAGCCAATGCCCTTAGACAGTCACCTTTACCGATATTTGTGGGATAAAAGATAAATGCCAAAAGAGAAATGGAACAGACCGGCCGCACCTCCTCCTCCTTTATTTTTAGGGAAGAAAGAGCGAGATTTAGTAAAGCAAGTTAACGACGAATTAATAGAAAAGATCATTGGTCAGCAAATTGTCTATTATTCCATTGATCTGGAGACAACAAATTTCCATCCTCTCTATGGAGAAGCCATAGAAAA